ACCACAACTCCACTCCGTTCAGCATCATCGAGCATGAATATTTTCGGTCCATCCTAGACACGATTAAATCTCATGCCGACATGGGTGACTGCGATGGGGTCGTGTTCTGGGGATTCCAACAAACAGGCGGGTCATGGGCAGAACTACAAACGGCGGGGATAGTAGATACAATCAACCGCTTCGTGCGCGATTGGCACACTTGAAAGAGGGTTGAACGAATGCTACTCGATATCGTTAAAAAGGGGTCTACTGACAGATCGGTCACACTTTCTATCTATGACGATACGACCGGCCTTCCTGAAACTGGCGTCGTGTGGAATACCTCGGGCATCGACCTATGGTACCGGCGGGAGTCCTCGGCGCTGGTGTCCATCACGGAAGCCACGCTGGCCGCGCTGACCACGGCTCACACCGACGGCGGCTTTCTGCACATCGGCAACGGTGAGTATCGCCTCGATCTGCCGGACGCGGCCTTCGCGACCGGCGCCAATCACGTCGATATCGGCGGCACGGTGACAGGCATGATCGTAGAGGGTGGGCGCGTGCGGCTGGTTGACTACGACCCGGAGGATACGGTGAGACTTGGCCTGACGGCGCTGCCGAACGCCGCCGCTGACGCGGCTGGCGGGCTGCCGATCAGCGACGTGGGCGGACTGAATCTGGATGCGATCAAGGGTAAGACGGACAGTTTGACCTTTACGGTCGCGGGCAAGGCAGACGCGAATATCACGCACGTCAATGAAATCGAAGTCACCGGCGACGGCGGTATAGGAACCGAGTGGGGGCCGGCATAAGCTGGGGCACATCCTGGGGCACATCCTGGGGCACATCCTGGGGTGCCACCGCCGATAATGCTATCGTTGCCGTTCCCTTGGCTGAGACCGTGGCGCAGGCATTTGCGCCTGCGGTGGCGGCGGGTGCTTTTGCCGTCATTCCCCTGGCCGCGACGGAGACTGCGGCCCTTGCACCTACGGTGTCGGAGGCTGCTGTCGTTGCCGTGCCACTGGCTGAGACTGTGGCGCGCGCATTTGCGCCGGCAGTACAGGGAAATCTTGGTGTATCCGCTACAGCCAGGGCGGCGGTGTTCGCTCAGGAAACGGCTGAGGCATTCATTGTGCTGGTGACTATCGACCACGATGATCTGGCCTTGCCAATTCGCGTGTGCAGTGACGCGGTCGATATGGAAAGCCGGGGCAATACGTTCACGGCCATGCCCTTCGAGCGCGAACTGCCTGGCGAGGATGACACCGGAGTCTCCGCCGGGACGCTGGCTATCCAGAATGTGAGCCTGGAAATTACCGAGGCAATCCGCTCGATCAATACCCCGCCGAGCGTGCTGCTGGAGGTGGTGCGGGCGGCGGACCCGGATACGGTGGAAATGTCATTCGATAACATGCGCATTGCCGAAGTGCGCTGGGACGCGCTGATTGTGAGCGCCACCGTCGATGACGAGAATTTTCTATCCGAGCCCTACCCGAAGGACTCTTTCACGCCCGGGCTTTTCCCCGGCGTCTTCTGATGATCGCCCGCCAGCCGCCGGCGTGGGTTGGTGAGTACGTCGGCCTGCCTTTCGCTTCGCTGGGCCGGGACCGCGCGGGGTGCGATTGCTGGGGGCTTGTCCGCCTCGTGTTGGCCGAGCAATTCAGCATTGATCTGCCAAGCTATGCCGAGGATTACGAAGACGCGAACTCAGGCCGCAATGTGGCGCCGCTGATTGCCGCGCACAAGGATGACTGGCGGCAAGTCGATCAGGCGGACGTGTGCTTGGGCGACGTGGCCTTGCTGCGCACCAAGGGCTGGCCGATGCACGTGGGCTTGATCGTGGCGCGCGGGCGCATGCTGCACATCGAGGCGGGGATCAATGCGGTGATCGAGCGCCTGGACTCGCCGATCTGGCGGCAGCGGATCGTCGGGATATTCCGGCACCCGCAGATTGATCAAAAGAAATTAAGGTGCGCATGCCCGAGTCCTCTCTGATATCTCTGGAACCGGTTGACAGGATAACCGAAATCCTGGCGCCAGGCCAAGGGCTAGTCCGGGTCTCCGCCTGCCCGCACCCGTTCAGCATGGCTCGGGTGGACTTGTCCGTCGAGGCAGGCGCCACCCTGGCCGAGATATTCGCCCGGGCTCAGCCTGACGCGGTGCTGCGAAGGCATGCCCACGTCTTTGTCGGGGACCACTACATCCCCCGCGAAAATTGGCACCGGGTGCGGCCCAAGCCGGGCACAACCGTCAGCATTCGGGTAGTGCCGTCCGGCGGCGGCGGCGGTGGCAAGAACCCGCTGCGGACCATCCTGATGATCGCCGTGTTGGCGGCGGCGGTCGTCATCCCTGGCGCAATTTTCAGCGCGCCATTTTTGGCAACAGCCGGCGGTGCGCTGGCCGCGACAGGGCTCCAGGTGGGCATCGGCATCGTCGGCAGTCTGCTGGTCAATGCCATTGCCCCGCCGCCGCGTCCCGACCTGGGGCAACTGGCGGGCCCTAGCCGGGAAAGCCCGGTCTTCGGTATCGCAGGCGGCCGGAATGAGCTGCGCCCGTTTCAGCCGGTGCCGCGCGTCCTTGGCAAACACCGGTTGTGGGGGCCGAAGGGCGCCCGCGAATACACCGAGATCGTCGGCGACGACCAATACCTTCGTACCCTGATCGTCTGGGGATACGGCCCGCTGCTGCTAGAGGATTTCAAGATCGGCGAGACGTCGCTCGATGAATTCGATGATGTTGAAGTCGAGCATCGGCAGGGTTTCGACGGCGACGATCCGATCAGCTTGTTTCCGGATGATGTGTTTGAAGAGGGGTTGGCTATCGCGTTGCTCGCCGCCGATAGCTGGCAAGTGCGTACGACCCAGCCAGACGCCGATGAGATCAGCGTCGATGTGACGTTCTTGCAAGGACTTGTGGAATTCGATTCGCAAGGCGCCAAGAAAAGCCGCAGCGTCAGTCTGCAGGTGCAAACGGCGGTGGCCGGCAGCGGCTCTTGGTCGGCCTCCACGGCGATCAACGTATCGGCCAAAAGATCATCTGTTGTGCGCAAATCGGTGCGCCTGACCGTGACGCGCGGCCAGTACGACGTGCGCATTCGACGAGTCACGGCGGACACGACGTCGAGCAGCATTTTCGATGTGGCAACATGGACCTCGCTGCGGACGTTCACCAACGAGCCGCCTGTCAACATGGCCGGTGTGGCGATGACGGCATTGCGCATCCGGGCGACCAACCAATTGTCCGGCGTGGTCGATGCGCTCAACTGCGTCGCCACCTCAATCCTGGCGGACTGGGATGGCTCGGATTGGGAAACGGTGCGGCCAACCGCCAACCCGGCGTCGATCTATCGGGAGATCTTGCAAGGCGCGGCGAACGCTAACCCCGTGGCCGATGCGCGGATCGACTTGGCTACCCTGGAGGCTTGGCACGAGATCAACACCGCTGCGGGGCGCGAATTCAATGCGGTCATCGATACACCGATCTCGGTGCGCGACCTACTTGCTGCGGTTGCCGCCTCCGGACGTGCCAGCTTGCGGCGGCGGGACAATAAACGGAGCGTCGTTTTCGACGAAGCACAGAGCACGGTTGTCCAGCATTTCACGCCGCGCAATTCGCTCAACTTCAATGCCACGCGCGTCTACGCGGATATGCCGCATGCCCTGCGCGTTACCTTTTTCAATCGAGAGCAGGGCTGGCAGGCTGACGAACGGATCGTCTACCGCGACGGATACGATGCAGGGACCGCAACGAAATTCGAAGGCTATCGTCCGTTCGGCATTACCGATCCGGCACATATCTGGAGCGATACCCGTTATCACATGGCGGTCGCCGAATTGCGTCCGGAACGCTACGAGTTCGAAACCGACATCGAACATATCGTTTGCACCCGTGGCGATCTGATCGAGATCACCCATGACGTGCTGTTGGTCGGCCGGGCCAGCGGGCGGATCAAGTCGACGATAACCGACGGCGGCGGCAACATCACCGGGATCGTCAGCGATGAAGTGCTGCCCATGGAGGCCGACACGGACTATGCGTTGATCGTGCGAACGCCGGGCGGACGGGTGAGCGCGCCTGTGGTCACCGACGCCGGGGAGCAAACCACGGTCACCCTGTCGCCAGCCTTGGCGCCTGGCGCGGTGGCCGCTGGCGATCTATTCGGTTTCGGCGAGGCCGGATTGGAGACGATCCGATCTCTGGTCTATTCGATCCGGCGGCTTAACGATGAAGCGGCGATCATCACGGCGGTGCCGGAATCCGCCGCGGTCTATACTGCCGACACGGAAGCCATCCCGGCCTTCGATTCCAAACTCTCGCCGTTGGTCGGCCAGAACAAGCCCTTCGTCATTTCGGCGCGCTCGGATGAAACGGTGATGGTACGAGCCGCCGATGGCTCGCTGGACTCGCGCATTCTGATCGCCTTGGGGGCGCCGGGGTCGCTCGCGCTCTCACGAATCTCCGGTATAGAAGTGCAGTTTCGGCCAAGCACATCGGATGGATCATGGCTTCCGTTAGGCCCGTTTCCTCGCGACACACGTGAGATATCGGTGGCCCCAGTGGAGGACGGCGTGTCCTACGACGTGCGTCTGCGCTACGCTTTCATAGGCGCCCCGCCGGGCACTTGGACGCTGATTTCCAATCACAACGTGCTCGGCAAATTGACGCCGCCGCCTGCGGTTGAGGAATTCTCAATTTCTAGGTTGGCCGATGGGACGCGCCGGTTTTCCTGGGCGGCCTCGACCATCCCGCCGGATGTGGTTCTGGGCGGCGGCTTTGTCATTCGTTACAAGACGGGCGCGGGCGGAGCGTGGGCAGACATGACGCCGCTGTTCACACAAGGACTGTTGAATACCAGCCCGGTTGAAACCAATGAGCTTGTCGCCGGCACGTATACCTTCGGGATCAAGATGGTGGATGCCTTCGGCAATGAATCAACCAATGCGAATTTGATTGAGGCAACCATTGGCGATCCGCGTTTGCGCGGGGTTATCCATCAGCGTCAGGAATTCTCGCTCGGCTTTCCCGGGACTCTGGTCGATTGTTTCCTGAATCCTTCTGGCCATGCGGAGGCGATGGGCGACGCCACGACCGGCACCTGGGATGATCTGCCTAACACCTGGGATGAGTTGGCGGACACATGGCGCGGCATTGTGACGAATCGTTCGCCGATCACCTACACTACCGAGGTCATTGATCTGGGCGCTGATCTGCGCTTCACGCCGTCGGTCACCTTCGACGGGCTCGGCACACCGACGATCACCATGGAGACAGGCACGGATGCCGATGGCGAGCCAACTGGCGGCTTCGTATCATTGGCGAGCGTTGTGGCACGTTACATACACCTTAAGGCAAGCATTGCCGGGACCACGCCGCTGATCCGCGATCTAGTGACATTCCTCGATGGCGAGACAGTGATCCAGGATGTCGAAGATGTTGATACGTCGGCAGCGAGTGCCGGCCGGTTTGAGCGCATCGACACAGGGCATTTCAAATACGAGAGCGATGGACGTTTTGGGTCTATCATCACCGCGAAGGTGGTGGCTTTCCAGAATACCGGAGCTGGAGGGTGGCACGTTGATCTGCTCAGCAAGGCAACCACGATCACCGGGGGTAGTCTGCCCGCTGCAGAGTTCAAGATATATAAGGATATATCAGGCACTTGGACGCTCCAGGATGCGACTGTCGATTTGGAACTGAAGGGGTTCAAGGTTTAGATGGCAAAATCAGTCCCGGCTGATGTCAGCAACACCAAGGTGGACGAGGGCGGCGACGATCCAAAGCTGGCGCGCGTCGATCTGCTCGATCTAATAGACAAATTCAATACGACTCTGGCAACCCTTGCGCCGCTGGCGGCGATGGTTGTGGGCGATGGCCTGACGGTCACCGACAATGGCGCCGGTAACGCCGATACGCTGATCGCCACCCCAGCGCCAAACGCGACACTGCCGCGCGGCCACCTGACTGGGCTGAAACTCAGCAATAACACAACCGACGCAACCAACGACATCGACATAGCGGAAGGGCAGTGTCGGTCAAAGGACAATGCCGAGGATATTATCCTAGCAAGCGCCTTGACGAAACGAATCGATGCGTCCTGGGCGGTCGGTTCCGGCAACGGCGGCTTGGATACCGGCGCGGTCAGCAGCACCGGTACATATCACGTCCATGCCATCCTACGCAGCGACACGGGCGTAGTGGACGCCCTGTTCTCGCTGAGCCCAACCGCGCCGACCCTGCCAGCGAATTACGATCTCAGCCGGCGTATCGGGTCGTTCATGCGCGTCAGCGGCGTCAACGTACCGTTCACCCAGCGCGGTGACGAGTTTCTGCGCAAGGTTCCGATCAATAGTGTCAATGCGTCCAACCCCGGAACCTCGGCGGTCGCGGCCACGCTGCATGTTCCAACTGGGGTGCAGGTGGACGCTCTTTTCAGTTCAATGTACTTTGAGGGCGGGGACGACTCCTACTTACTGTTCACGTCGCTGGATCAGACCGACACGGCACCCTCCGCGACCGTCTTTTCCATTGGGCATCATATATCCGGCACTCAGAAAAGCGGGCAATTCCGGATCAGAACGAATACCTCCGCCCAGGTTCGATACAGGGTATCCTTTTCCGGGATTAATACTGCCGTCAAAATCACAGCCCACGGCTGGATCGACCGCCGCGGCCGGGATGACTGAGAGGGAACAATGAGAAACATGCCCACGGTAATTCTGGCGGCGGCACTCTTCCTGGCGGGGATGGCCAGCCCGGCACCTGCCGTCGGGCAAGTCTCCCAATGCGACACGCGCACCAAGGTGCTCGGCCATCTCGCCAACAAGTATCAGGAAGCCCCGGTCGCCATCGGCGTGACCAGCTCGGGCGGCCTGGTGGAAGTGCTGTCCACGGGCGACGGCAACACCTGGACCATTATCATGACAAGCCCACAGGGCATGTCGTGCCTGATCGCGGCGGGAGAAGGCTGGCGCGGGGTGCCGGCCGTGCCCGTGGGCCCCGATACGTGACGGATCACCGTGGGGGCCGATCTGCTGATCCGATTGGAGGCATAATGAGCGACGCACAAACGGATCGAGCGGCGCGGCAGAAGGTCGTCGATTGGGTGTGGCTCACCTTGTCGTCGCGGTTTGCGATGATCCTGATGCCCTTCGTCCTGGCGGCGATCGGCGCCATCGCATTGGAATGGCGTGCCGACTTCAAGGCGGCGCAAGTCACCGCGCAAGCGACGGCCCTGGAGACGGCGCGGGTGCTGGAGCGGGTGACCATCCGCCAGGAAGCCTTGACCAAGAACGACGACAGGCAGGACGCGCAGATCGACCGGCTGTGGCGGCGCTTTCGCGGCGGGGCGGCGGAATGACCGATATCGTCAGCATCCTGGAAAAAGAAGAGGGCTTTGTCCCCCACGTCTACAAAGACCACCTGGGGTACTGGACGATCGGGCACGGCATTCTGGTCGATGAGCGCAAGGGCGGCGGGATCACCATCGAAGAAAGCCGCTATCTGCTCAACAACCGCCCTGATACGAAAGGCCCTTGATAGGAAAATCAAGTGGTGGACCACGCAGCCGGAGCCCGTCCAGGACGCCCTGGTTCTGATGGCCTACCAGATGGGCGTGGAGGGGGTCTGTGGTTTCAAGACGATGCTGAGGTGCCTGGAGGCCGGGGAACTGGAGAAGGCCGCTGGTGCCGCCCTGAATAGCCGCTGGGCCAAGGTCCAGACGCCCGCCAGGGCCAAGCGCGTGGCCGCGATGATCCGGGGGGAGTGAATGGCTACGGAAAACGGTACGCCTGCTCACGGTCACAAGAAATTTGGCATGGCCTCGATCACGGCGGTCGGGGGCATAGCTGCCGGGCAGGAAGTGATCAAATTCGCCTGGGATCAGATGGCGGCCGTGGCCCTGTACAACGGCTTTCCGCTAACCTCGATGGCCGATGAGATGGCGGCGAACATCGTCACCATATGCGTCCTGGGCGCATTCTACTGGACCAGGGAACAATAACGGAGACATATCAAATGGTTACGACCTTCGATAAAGCAATTGTGGCCGTTCTTAGTGGCTTGTTTTTCTTTCTGGGCCAGTTTTTCGGTATCGGCTTCTTTGCCGACATGAGCCCCGAGACGTTCACGGCCATCGCCGGCGCGGTCACGACCGTGCTTGTCTGGCTGGTCCCGAACGCCGCGCCGCCAGCGGCATAACGACGTTATGCTCACCACCGTCCTAGCTGGACTCAAGGCGGTTGGCGGCTTCTTTGTCGGAGCCGCCAACGCCGCCTTCAAGTGGGCCGGGTTCTTCTTTGTCTACCGGCTTGCCATCAGACGAGAGCGGCAGCGGGCGGCGGAAACGACAGGAAAGATCCAAGATGAGCAGCTTAAAATTGCGGCAAAGCCTCCTTTGCATAGGTCTACTCTTCTTGAGCGGATGCGGGGCCGCAAGCGTACCGAGTAGCTGTCCGCCGCCGCGCTGGGCGGATGAAAAAGTAGCCGAGGAATTGGAGAACGTGCCCTATGACGGGTACGAGGATTTCTGGCAATTCATGTCCGACATAGAGACGTTGAATCGGCAGTTGGAGGTTTGTCGGAAATGAAAGCTGCGGCGCTCTACGCCGCCGAATGCGAGAGGGACTAGGCCATGCTGTCGAAACAGACCACCGGTATCCTGTCGGCCGTCGTCCTGGTGGCCGCCGCCGCTGCGGCCTTCGGCATCACCGACCTGCGCTTCTGGGCGCGGGCCGGGGACCTGCGGCAAGTGGCCGCCGACTCCTATACGAGCCAGCTCACCCAGATCTCCATCGTGCTGACGCAATTGCGCACGCAACTGGATCAATGCCGGGCGGTGCCTGGCGCGAACTGCACGGCGCTGATCGAGCAGCTGGTCTATCTGGAGGCCGAGCGGCAGCGGCTGAGCGGGCTGAAGGCCAAGCACGGCAGCTAGGGCGTTCGCTTTTGGACCATAATTACCTCCGCAGGGGACTGCCGCCTTGAGGCGACAGGGGAATGCGGCGCCGCCGCTTGGGTTGTGGGGCACGGCGCGTCGTGGTACGAAGTGCGAACCCGCCTCGCGCGTTAACGCTCGGCGGGTTCTTGACCAACGATCCGCTGGAACCGGAACGAAAGCCCGCCGCATGATAATCAGCTACAAGCTTCGGCTCTACCCCAATCGCGCCCAAGGCGACGGCCTCACCGTCATGCTCGGCGCCTTCTGCGACCTGTACAACGCGGCGCTGCAACAGCGCATCGAGGCATACGACCGGCAGGGCAAGAGCCTCAGCTTCGTCGATCAGTCCAACGAGATTCGTGCCGTTCGCGACACCGACGCGCGGTTGGCCGGTTTCAGCTACACCGCCGAGCAGCAGGTTCTCCGCCGCCTCGATAAGAGTTTCAAGGCGTTCTTCCGCCGTGGCCGGGGCTTCCCCCGCTTCCGCTGCACCGCCCTGCCATGATGTGATCTGGCCGTTCCCGTTCTTGTAGATGATGCCGACGCCTTCTGGAGTGGTGAAGCGAAGGACCTCATAGGGATTGGTGATCTTCTCGATAGCCGACCCTCGCTCGATCAACCATTTCGTGAAGGCCGAGCGGCGCTTGGCGAACTGCGCGATGGTTACTAGCAGGGTCACGGCTCGACTCCCGGGCGTGAGGCGCCGTGGCTCTGGCAATAGTCCGTGTTCGGGCCCGGCCCTTGGATGGCATGGCGGCGGCACAGCGGCTTGTCGCAGGCGCCGGCCGGTGTTGGCCAGTCGCACAGAATGTCGGCCGGCCTGCCGCAGACGGAGCACTTGCGCCGGCCTCGGCCGCGATTGCATAGGATCGCCGTGACCCCATCGACCTTGATCGTTCTACAGGCCATTGTTCCTGAGCTTCTCCGGCATCGGGCGGCGGGCGCTCACGGGTTGGCGCCCGTGGGGTTGGCTAACTCCAAAAGCGTGTCGGCATAAGACCAGCCGGCAGATCGGTTACGTGCGCGCCACGTGGCCGCCGACCTCGAAATTCCATGAGCGAGAGCGGCAACCGTAGCGGAAGGAAATTTTCCCGCCGGTGTCACTACAGCCTTCTTCACTTTGCTGCGTTGCCGAGTTCGTTCTCTATGTGCCGTGGAGTGTATCGTCTGGCAGGTTGTGCAAACCCGGCCGCCGCGCTTGTCCAGGCGCACCGTTGCTCCGAAGAGAGCGTGGCCGCGTTTACAGTGCGTCTTTTTTGCGTGTCTCTTCCTCGTGATCTCTGGGTTAGTGCTTCGTCTATGATTCTCGGCTGGCGTGACTGGCTCCAGATGCGCTGGGTTAACACAGCGTGTGTTGCGGCAGAGGTGATCGAGATGCAATCCAGCGGCAACTGGTCCAACTAACAATCGATAGAACACTCTATGAGCCCAATCCGATCGCGTACCATCCCAGACCCGGCCATACCCGGTTTTGGTCACCGAACCGATGAAGACCCAGCAGCCGGTTTCGATATCTTTTCTATATTTTGAGCGATACCTATCAGGGAGCATAAATTGCCTCCAGCAACGAATCCGCGTGGCACGGGGCGCAGTCGGCGCAATCGGCGCCGGCCGGGCGCCCGGTGGCGGCATGCTTGGCGCACAGGCCGCACCAGCAGGCGAGGTTGTGGCCGAGAAGCTCTGTCCTCACAGCAGTTTTGAATTTCTCGATCTCATTTAAGCCGTCCAAATCTTCCTGAAACGCTTGGGCAGCACGATCTCGACACCATGAGCCACCTAGGAAGTTGGGTTGGCCGGTTGACTCCCGCCAGTCTTCTAACCATTCGCGCCAATCGTATGGATTGCCCCACCTGGTCGGCCGGGCGACGCTCATGGCGGGCAGGCCGTTGAGCGCGCGGGAGGCGGCCTGGAGGTTGAACCCCTTGGCGCGGGAAAGCTGCAGGCGGACGGGGCGGACGGTCAAGGTCCGGTCCTCAACGTGTGCGCCTTGCCGCCGATGCCGCATTTGGCGCAGACCAGCTCGCCGCCGAGGCCGTCGGGAAACACCCGCCAGAATTTGAAGTCGTGCGCGCAGTCGTCGGAGTTCGGCGTTTCGTGAAAGAAGATCGGCGGCAGGGTCAGCCAATGGTTGGCGTGCATCTGGAAGTCGTAATCGGTCCCGTGCAGGACGGCGCCGCAGACCGGGCAGGCTTTGAGCTTCTCCAGCATGGTCAGGTCCCCGGCGGTTCGTTGAGATATTCGGCGGCATCGCGGAGCGCTTGCTCCAGCTCGTCGAGGGCGGGCATGGCTTCCATGTCGACGGCGAATTCCACGGTGCCTACTATATCGCCCCAGAGCGCCGCGATCTCGCGCAGTCTCTTGCGGGCGGATTCCAGCTTGCGCAGGGACTTGGCCAGCAGCGGCTTGGGCTTGATGCCGTATTGGAGACGGCGCGGCGCGGTGGCGAGGTGATCGGTCATGGGCGCGGCCCCGGTGCGAAGCCAGCGAATTTCCCATCCTTCACGAGCATCTCGTCCAGGCCGCCTTCGCTGTCGTAATAGAAAAGGCGCTGGCCCGGCTGCAGCCGACCATCCCTCAGCAGCCGCTCGACAACGCCCTCGGCGTCGTTGGTTACGGACATCTGCCGCGACCCACGGCCAATGTCCTTGATGACCAAGGGATCGGAACCGTCAAAGCTGTCCTCTATCACGACGAAGCGTGCGGATCTGTCGGTCATCACCACTCCCTGTCATGCTGCGTGAGCGCTTCGCGGGCGATCTGGCGAGCGGCTTCCCCGGCGAGCGGCCGCCCATTGTCGGTTCGGCCGCGCGCGATCTTCGCGAGAGCTCGCTCGAAAGCCGTCAACATTCCGGACGCCATGCCAGTATTGGCTGGCAACGCAGGCCGCTGGTCCGGATTTTTGCTGTCATCCCAATACGGCGGCCTCGCTTCCCGCCAATGCCACAGACCGTTTTTCGCCTCGTTGAGATCGGGCTCGATCACGCCAGTCAGCGACAGGTGATAGTGCAGCGAGTCGTCGATATATGTGTCGTGTGCTTGCGGTTCCGTTTTCGCTCCGCAGAGCAGCCGGCCATCAATCCGCCATCGTAGACTCACAGCCGCACCCAATCGGCAAGCTCGACCGAACCGGCCACCGGGTACGTGATCAGTTCGAGAGAGCGCATCGAGCCGAGCACGTTCTTGACATGGCCGCTGGTCGGCTCCCAGCCGCAAGCGCGCGCCACCTGGTCGCGGGTCAGGGAAGACCTGTTCGCCACCAGCACGTCGAAGACCTGACGCTGCGGGCCGGTGACGACCGCGCGGATACTGTCCCGCAAATGCTCATTTAGATCAGGCTCCGGCGCCGATGCCGCCCCGTCATCGGTCAGGGCAATGGTGCCGGCGGTCGGATAGTCGATCAGGCCCAAGGTGCGCAGAGATCCCGCGACGTTCTTCAAATGCCCGGACGTGACCCGCCAGCCGGCGATGGCCGCGAGCTGCGGCCGGGTAACCGACGAATGACCCATCGCCCACCACCACGCCAGTGCGCGCAGGAATTGCCGTTGCGGGCCGGTCAGATCGCTGTTCACCGCGGCCGGCTTCTTCGGCTTGGGTGCCGATGTTAATTTTCTCTCCCCGCTTGGAGGCGGTAAAAAATTAACACGCGGTGCAGCACCCGTCAGGCCGTTAGCTTCCATCGCCGTGTGCATCGCTCTGAGCGATGCCTCGATATCCGACAAAGCAACACGGGCCGATTCCAAATCGGCACCCGCTATCTTGATATTTGGCAAGATGCCTTCCTGCGCTTTCTTCCAGGCATCCCCGGCGCCTGCCTGACTGCCGTCGGCCCACGCCTCTTTCAATTCATCGCTGGTCGCCTTCATGGGCGCCTTCCGCAGCTCCCGCTCTAATTCCGCGATCCGCTGGCGCAGCAGTTTCGGATCGTTGGCCTTGGCCTCTTCCTCGGCGGCGGCGAAGCGTTCCCGGATGGAGGTCAGATCGACGCTCGCCAAGCGGGCCGGCTCGAGGGTGCCGCGATCTTCCGGCGCGCTCGATGAATCGAAAGTCTTGATCATGGGGAACGTGACGCGCCGCAGCACATCCTGCTCCGGTGCCCAGACCCACCCCTCGCCCCGGCGCAACCGCGCCAAGCTGGCGATCACCTCCTTGCCCTTCTCGAGATCGCCCTGGCCCTTGATCCACTCGTTGAGCGCTGCCCGGTCCTGCGGGCCCGTCAGGCGCATGGCGATCAGGGTGTTGGCCTGGGTGAGGATGTTTTTGTGCAACACCGCCGGACGCTGGGTGATCAGCATGACCCGGAATCCCCGGATGCGGCCGCGGCGCACCAGCCGGTCGATCTGGTGCAGCATCCGCTTGGTTTCCGGCAACGGGTTTTGCGGCGCCACCTCGTCGGCCTCGTCGATGATGAGGTGCAGCGGCTCGCGGTTGACCTTGTGAAGTGCGGCCGCGAATGCCTCCATGAAGCGGTGCCGGGCGCCGATCAGGAATTCCGACAGGTCGATCACGGCGGGAATGTTGGCATCGCCGAGCAGCTCCGCCACGGCGGCGCCGGCATGCTCGCCGATCGGGATGTCGGCATGTTCGCCGCCGAACACGACAATCGGGAAGCCGGCCTTCTTGCCGTCGGCCGACGAACGCAGGCCCCACCACGCACCCGTTGGGTCTATGATGCACACCCGGCGCCGCTCGGCGAGAAGCTGCTCGACGATGCCCTTGGCGGTAACGGTCTTGCCAGCACCAGTTTTCCCGACAATCGCGATATGCTGCGTCAGCGCCTCGGGCGGGATGATGGGCCGATGGGTCATTGTTTCATTCCGGTAACTCTTGTTTGCGGCCCTATAAGATCCGCCAATTCAGCAGTCATGCTGGCTTCGCTATTGCCCGAAAAAATGACTATGTGACCAGTGCCCCCGAGCGAGGTCATATCAATCCTGATGCGCTGTCCGTCTTTAAGACGTTTAAGATTTTCGTGCGACAGGCCGAACACGATTAGCGGTCCCTTGGCTGTCATGGCCATGGCTTTGATCATTTTATGCCGCCGACTCCGTCGCTCCCATCTTCTGGATCTCGGCCCAGAATGCCGCCGCGTTAGCCGCCTTCTGCGCCACCCAATGCTCGGCGCCCGCAGCATTCGCATCGATCACGGCCGATCGGTCCTTGGCCTTGGCGACGTGCTGCTTGAGGTTGTCGAACCAGGGCATCACCCGCTGATAGCGATTGACAACGAGGCCGTCCGCGCCGAAGAGCGCCACCGCCCCCTTGGCATTGACCAGCGGCTCGGTTTCTTCCGCCGGCGTCAGGGCCACGATGCGCGCCGCGAAGGCATCCTGGAGCGACTTGTGCCAAGCCTTGGTTTGTTGCCCGTCAGGATCGGTGAGCAGGGCCGCGATGGCATCGGCGTTGTTCTCCCAGGCCGCTTCGAGCGCCGGTATATCTCGCGCGTCCTTGAACGCCGCCTCGATGTGATCACAGAAGGTGCCGGAGTGGAGATCCTCCTCGATCTCGCCTTCCCAGGTGACGAACTGGTACAGAACGGGGCCGGCCTCTTCCTTGTCCGGCGCGGTGGCCTTGGCGTCTTGCGCCTCGGTTTCGCCGGTCGCTTCCTGCTCGGCCTGGATGGCAGCCGCCTTCCGCTGGTCCGCTTGGTCGAGGTAGTGCTGCCGCAGCGGCCGATCGACCGGCACATACGAGCCGTCGGCGGCCTGGACCAGCGGGGTCATGTCTTGCCGCTCCTCCGCGACAGCCAAGCCGCGCAGCACGTCAGCGAAGCCGTCGCGCAGCGCCCACGCGCGCGCGCGCATCTGCATCATGCGTTGCGGGTACTGCTTCCAGGGGCCTTGCTTGTCCACCAAGCCCGCCAACTTTGCGTCGGAAAAACTGAACGTCCGGCGGATTTCCGACTTCTGACCGATACGACGCAGCACGCACACAGCGACCCGGCTATCGCCTTCGCCCTCCATCGTCTCGCTGATGTCTTCGAGAAGGTTGGAGGCACGCACGAGCGCGAGCGCGCCGTCGCCCCAGATCGTCGGCATGCCGTTAATGACGGCGATGGATTGCAACGCCGCCATCGGTGTCAGGCCGATCTCCAGGCCGTGAAGGATGCCGACGGTAACGGAGTCCGGGTTATCGTTGTAGGATTTTGGGGCCATCTTTCCGCGGATGACGGCGGTCGCGAACCGGTAAACCTGCTCGATGTCGCGTGGGATGATCGCCGCGACGGAACGATCCGTTGTGGTGATGAGCGGCGCTGGCTCCTTCACCTTGGTCGATACCTCTTTACTCATATCCATGCTCCTTCGTTGATTGTCGTTGACGGGCATACCACTGGCGACAACGCTCGCGTTGGCACTTTTTGCAGTCTCTATGCCCATCCTTCGCGATATAGAGATTTTGACCGTCGTAAGGATGGCCTTTTGGACAATGTGTCAGCGAGGTCTTACGCTCCGCGGCCAAACGAGGCCCCATGCCGCGCCGCAAATTCACGCTTCGCGTAACAGGCTCCAGGTGATCTGGATTCACGCAACACCGGGTGCGGCATTTATGATCGATGTCATATCCATCCGGGATTGATCGGCCTGAAAGCAGCCACGCCGCTCTATGGGCGCCCATTCGCACACCGCCAGGAAGGCAGACGGTCCCATATCCCCCCGGGTTCAACGTCCCGCCAAAGAGCCAACAGCCGCTATTGGGCTCTGTAATAACCCATCGAAACAACCATTCGAGATCATATGGTTTTGTGCGATCCCTGTAGGGCACTTGGACGAGTTGTGCATGTTTAACCATCACACCGCCCGCGGATGGCCGGCGGCGCCGGGCTGGCGATTGCAACTTCCTGATTCATGATGATGGTCCTTTTGTGTTGTCGATTGCATGAAACACCACGCCGCCCCCGACCCCGCACGATAGGGCCCGCAAGGTCATGCTCACGAGGAAAGCCGGGTGCTTCGGGGCCGAGCCCCAATAGACCCAACGGTTCGCCTCGATCAGCGTTACCAGGGTCGTGAGATCCCGGATCGGCTCTCCCTTGGTGAAGCGGCGCGGCTTCATACGGCCCGCTGCTCGTCGCGGACGATGACCGCCGCTTCGCCGATGACCCGCGCGATCTCCAGATGGTTGCGCAGCGCCCGCAACAGCGCCTCGCGCACGTAGGGCTCGTCGCACAGAAGCTTGAGCGTGCGCGCGGGTATCTTGGCCACGTCCACAATCTCGATGACGGTGTGGGTGCGCAGGCTCGTGGACCGGCCGCCATAAAGATTGCCGACCTTCACGGGCGCCTGGGCCTTCGCGGCGGCCGCCTCGGCTTCCTCGGCTCGCTTGGCCGCTTCCTCGGCCGCCACCTGGGCACGGATCTTGTCCTGGCCCTCCTGCTCGGCCGCGCGCGCCGCCGCTTCAGCGACCTCGCGCTCCCGGCGGGCCTTGGTCTCGGCCTCCAGCCGCGCGCGCTCGGCGATGGCGGCTTTCCTTTTCAGCCACACGCCCAGCTTGTCCTTGATGAGATCGGCCGCGATCTCCACCGGCCGCTTGAGCGGGTTGTACCGGTCGTCCACGGCCTTGGCGGCTGCCAGGAACGGTGCCTTCACGCGGCTGCGTTCATTCTCGATCTTCTTGAATTGCGCGCGAAGCTGGGCCAGGAAGGTGGCGGCCTTCTCGGCCTCTTCCTCGTTGGCGATCTCGGGCCGCTCCTCGATCCACAGATTTGCCGTATCCGTCAGCGCTTCGGTGCGGGCCTTCAATTCGTCGAGCGTGGCTTCGTCGGCGGAGGCTAGGTTGTCGCCGATGCCGCGGGTTTCAGCTTGCGTCTGCATTGGTGCTCTCCTTAATCTGTGGGCAAAACTTCCCAAAATATTTTCTAGCCGCGCGCTGATATGCTGATGAGGCCGCTTCAGGTGTGGTGAAGTAGCCAAGCGAAATTTGCCTACCGTTAGCGTTTATTAGGGCGCGGAACTTATCTCTGGCGATGAGATACGAAACGCCTTTGTATCCGGTGGCGTTGTTGCGCTGAGGCCCACGGTTTTGACCGTTCTGGGCCCTGCTTGCCGGCCGCAAGTTTTCCCAACAATTGTTTAGAGTGTCGCCGTCTTCGTGGTCTATGAGTTCTCTTGGCCAATATCCGGTTACATGGAGATGAGCTAACCGGGCCGTGTAGTGCGACTTGCCGAAAATACCAATAACTCGACGTTGACCGCTTCGCCTCTTGGCAATATTCCCAGCCTCGACGCCTGCATGTCTGGCGTTCCAAACATTGGCCGCGTGAGAGTCTCCAAACCATTTTTTGTCGCGCGCGCGCCACGTCATGACACCGGTGGATTCATCATAATCTAAAAATTCCCGGACAATCTCGGCCGTCAACTCTTCTGCAATTCGACCAGGTAGCATTGTATGCACCTCCTAAAAGACCGGCTTTAACCGAGACACATCGACGGCGTGCTGCGGCCTAGCTTCAGGGGCCGTTGGGGCATAATTTCTGCACCATGCGTGATCGGCCCGCAGGAATTCATACTCGGCTTGCTTGATGAACTCGCCCCAGTGCCAGACGCGCTCGATCTCGACCTCTATGCCGTCGATCTCGGCGGCCAGACGCGGCCAGCGGTCGAGCCAATTCCATGGCTCGTCGATGTGCATTTCGAGCGGGCAAGGTCTGAAAATAACGGCCGACGTCCAAGGCGCGTTCCTTGCTAGCTTGAGCCTAAAGAATCCCGGCTGCGGATT